ACAAGTATTCTTCTCACCATTCAAAAGAGTAAATGTGATAAAATAGATTGTTGTTGTATAAAGTGTCATAGAAAACCAGAATTAAAAACAAATGATTCATTCCCTTCACCTAAACCATAATGGCAAAAACAAATATTATATCTTCTTAATTTTTTTTTTCCTTAATTATAAATTATAAACCAATTTGGCATTATATATAATATTGTTATTGCCAAAAAGGTTTATAATTTATAATTAAGAATAAAAATGTATATTTATAATAAATGACATACAAACAAGATTACAACAGAAAATATGGATTCAAACCATTATCTAAATCACATTCATTAAAAGATATCAGTAAGACAACTGGTTATAAATTATCTGGTTTAAAAACAATATATTCAAAAGGTATAGGAGCATATAAAACAAATCCATCATCAGTGAGACCACAAGTAACATCTGCTGAACAATGGGCGATGGCGAGAGTGTATGCTTCAATAAATCCAAAATCAAAATCTTATAAGATAGATAAATCACATCTTGTAAAAAATACAAAAAAAAAGAAAGTTCCCAAGGGATATCATAGGATGCCAGATGGTTCTATAATGAAGGATTCAGATATGAAAAAAAAATATTGATATATATTATAATGAAAGTTTTAGAATTATTCTCTGGTACTGGTTCAGTCGGTAAATGCTGTAAAGAATTAGGATGGGATGTTGTATCGGTTGATATGATATTACCAGCAGATCATGAATGCGATATTATGCATTTTGATTATAAACAATATGATAAAGATGAGTTTGATATTATTTGGGCAAGTCCTCCATGTACTGAATATTCGCAAGCAAAAAGTCGTGGTGTAAGAGATATAGAAGGAGCAAATAAAATAGTAAAGAGAACTATTGAGATAATAAATTATTTCAATTCAGAATATTATTTTATAGAAAATCCACAAACTGGAAAATTAAAGGATCAATCATTTATGCAAGACATGGATTATGTTGATGCTGATTATTGTATGTATGGAACACCATACAGAAAACGCACTCGCTTTTGGACTAATAAAAAATGTAATACGCAATTGTGTAATAAACAATGTGGATCTTTTATAAATGGAAAACATATTGGTAGTTGTGGATGTGGTGGTAAAGGACAAGGACATAAAAAATCATATAGTAATAAATCATATTCTCTACATGAAAAATATTCAATACCAGAGGATTTAATTTATACTTTATTTTTAGATTAGTTTTTTTCAATATATTTTAATAATTCCTCTTGTGTTTCTTGTAGTGAATTAACCAATCTGAATAATTCATCATTTATTTCTTTCTGCTTTAAGTATTTGCGTTTCATTCTCTCACATTTCTTACAACAACATTTCCACCACGAGAGGTCATACATTCTTTTATACCATATATATATAAAAAAAAATATATATTATAATAATAAATGGAAGCGAAGAAAAAGAAATCGGCACCAAAGGTGTTGAAGGTAAATGATATATTAGAGAGTAACAAATACAAACCAATTCACGAGAACCTCCCTCAACCACAATTCCTCACTTTGATAATAGGATCTGTACGCTCTGGTAAGACTAACTATTTAATTAACGCATTAAGAAACGGAAGCGACTTCTATGGTGAGGACTACTGGGATTATTATAAAATTATTTCAAACACACTGAACAATGATACCAAGGGAAAATATTTTAAAGATGCGTTTGATGATTGTGAAGACCATTATACAGATAAGATGATACAAGACCTTATAGCGTCTCAAAAAAAATATGAGAGAGAAGATATGCCGACCATGTTAATTTTACTTGATGATATCCTCTCTCGTGATTTCAAAAAAACAAATGACATCACCTATCTCTGCTCAAAGTTCCGTCATTATGAAATGTCAATTTTTTTGACTACTCAATCGTTCCGTTCCGTGGGAACCATCATAAGAAATAATGCAACGAACATATTGATTTTCCGTCAAAATAACGCCAAGGAACTTGATAAGATAAAAGAAGAATATTCTGAATTATGTGGTAGTGAGGAGAAGTTTATGGAATATTATAATTTAGCACATGATCAACCACATTCATTTTTATATATAGATGGACAACAGAACCCAGCAAGATTTTATAGAAGACATGAAACCTTATTGGGTATTGGAGATAAAAAAGTTATTAATGAAGTCCCAAGAGAGAAACCATCACCATTTAAAACTGAAAAAGATTTTACACCAGCAGATGTCAAGAAGAAGGATGACGGAGAAAAACCAACCGAGATCGATGGTTTCCGTGATGACTAATTTAATTTTTTTTATAATATTTTTTTTAAATATACCATAAATATAAAATGGATACATATGGATTGGATAATGCAATACAAGAGCAGAACCAGAATAGACAATATGTAGCAGAGCAGAATGCTCTTATAAATGCTAACAATTTAAAACGGAAAGAGGATAAGGATGCGAAGATACAACAAGATAGTATCATGGGTGATTTTAATTATGCAAAAGATAGTATTAATGATTTGTATGCTGGTACTGGTATTCAACAAGCAATTTCATCTCGTAATAGTAGATTGAAAGGTGAAGCATTAAAAGCAAAACAAAAGAGAGCAAAGACACTTGCTGGTAAAAGTGTTGAAGAATATGGTGATGAACAAGTTAAAACAGCATATGCAAAAAATCAACCAAGGGTTGTTTTAAATCCAGAAGCACAGAAACAGATGGAAGCACAGAGACAACAGATGAGGGCATTGAATCCTCAACCAGTCCAAGTGGAAGGGACACCAGATGCCAGACAATCTTTTTCTGTCGCACCACCAAAAGATAAACCAGTACAGATTGAAGCACCAAATGAACCAGAACCCCAACCAGAAGCATTACCAAGTGAGGACACAACACCAGCACCAGCACAGATTGAAGCACCAGTAAAGACAACAATTACACAAGAACCAGAAGCACCAAAATTACCAGCACCCAAAGTAACACCTACATCAGCACCAGAAGAACCAGAAGGAAAAGGATTTATCAGTGGTGCTATTAAGAGTGCTACTGGTATGTCTGATGAAAGTGCTGAACTTGCTGGACGCGTAGGAGGGGCATTGACTGGTGCTACATTAGGTGGTATGAGTTTATATGATGATATTGCGAATAAAACAAAAACTGGATCTTTTTTTGATAAAAAAGCAAGTGGTGCGGATGATTTTTCAAATGTAACAAATATCATTGCTGGTGCCAGTGATGCCGTAGGACTGGTTCCCGGACTTGAATGGGTTGCTGGTGTAGGTAATGCGATTGGTGGAATAGGTGGTATTGTGAAAATGTTTGGTGATCATGATAAAAATGTAAAAACTGCAAATACCGATTCAACCAGTTTTAAACCGACTGCCAATATAACTCAATCTGTATCATCATCACTTGGTACAATGGATCAAGTTGCTCAAAGTAATATTAGGGAACAATCAACCAATTCGTCAGTATATTAATCATTTTCCTTATATACCCCTTATAAGTAAAAATCACCGTCATAAAAATAAAAAAAATTCAATTCGTTATAGACTGAATTACTATATAAAAAAAATATGTTAAAAGATAGATTTATTTTTTAATGTTTTTATTCATTTCTCATTTCAAAAAGTTTTTCTGTCATTTGTATCATTTCTTCATTTATCTCATATGTATAAACCTTTTCGGTTTTTTTAGTTTTCTTATTTATCTTGGTTGTGCTGTGTGTTATGATAATATCCTTACTGAACATATCCTTATACGATTTAATCAATATGGATTTACAACCCTTAACACTTTCAAATGGATTACCTTTTCCTCTGTATCTACCGAATATATGTTTGTATTCAATAAATAATTTTTCTTGGTCGTGTGCTGTTAATATGGATTGTATTTTGAAATCCATTAAATCTTTCATACCCATACCATCTAATAATTTATTTATAAATATTGTCTTGTTAATACCAGATGTATATTTTTTAATATCAAAATCATTTTTGTTATTTAGTGTTGTGATATATTCATGATCTTTAACAAAGAACCTTACACGATTGAAATATTTTTCCAATTCTTTTTCACATGTGATTATTTCACAAAAATCCTCACATTTATCAAGGGGTACATTTAATAATCTAATTATTTTTTCCCACTGGGGAGGCATGTGTTTCTTCAATATTTCATATTCATCAAATGGTTCTTTTTCAATTGGTTCATACCAATCATCATCTTCTGAATCACTTAAAATAGGTTTTTCTTTTTGTTGTTCATCATATTCTAATTTCTTCCATTTATTTAATCCAATACATTTATTGGTTGCTTCCATAAATGCTTGTATTTTTTCATCTTTATAAACCTTTGCAATAGCATTATTACCACCACCACTTGATTTTTTATGTGAGTATTTTACATCATAACCTTTATGTTTTAATATTTTTAAAAAGTGTGCGAACTTATTAGTCTCATAGCAGTCTTTGGTATATTGAAAATTAATATATAATTCATTGTAATCATTTTCTATTTTATCATTACCACTCATATTTGCCATCCCTTGGTTTTTAAATAATTTCATACCATTCTCCAAGCAGTCTTTACATTCTTCAACATCTTCCCATTTGTAAGGTTTCCAGTTTTTCATGGAGAATAAAAAGGATAATTTTTTAATATTTCTACATCTTGCGATTTGTTGTACCATAGCAGTTGGTGAGATAGTGTGACCTTTCATGAATGCAAATACTTCTCTCTCCATTACACTATCCAATCCATAAACAATTTTTGGAGAGAATATTACAATTGGGTAATCATCTAAATTAATTCTTTCTGTTGTATCACTGGTAATACATACCATATCTTTTTTATCAAAACCTAACTGGATCAAGTCGCTATGTATTTTTAATGCTGATAATTTACTATCACAACAAACCATAAACTTTTTCAATGGTTTCATGTTGCCAATTAATTCATCATATGAATATAATTCTTGTGCTACAATTACATCACCATCTTTGGTTAAATTATGTTGATATTTATTTTCAATGAATGTATAATCAATATTATTCTGTTTTAAAAATAATAATGAATTATCACTTATATCAGCATCAGTACCAATTATTCTATCACACTCCTTCATCATTTTAATTAAAAATTGTTTTACAAGAACCCTCTTGTTATCAAGGTTGGGACAATCAATAAAATATTCAACTAAACTATTGAACTCATCTAAATATAATACATAATCAGAAAAATCTTCCCAATTAGTCATTTTAATAATACTATCAATTGTGACAACTATATTCTCACCTTCATACATCCACCATCCATGTTCAGAACAATATTGATTGCATTTTTCCATTTCTACTTCTTGTGATGGATTGGTGATGTCATCGTGCCAATGACAATCAATACCAGCATCTTTGAATACCGCAACTTGTTCCTCACCTAATGTGACACGAGAAACAATTGAAATAAACCTTTTTTCTGTTTTTTGAATATAATTTTTTGTTGCTGTTGTTTTACCAGTACCAGTGGCACTTTTACAAATTATATGACCTTCATGTTCTGTAAGGAACTCACCATCATTATTTTTATCCAAATACCTTCTATCTTCTAAAACAATATCTGGTTTTTCATTATGACAATTAGTAGGTTTATATTTGTAATATGCGAGATATAGAGATGCAAGTTCTTTTCTTATTTTTTCATCCTCTTCATCACCTACAATAAATGTTGAATTACATAAAAGGTTTTCAATACACAAAAAAGTTTTATATTTGAATACTTGATAATCCCATTTTTTATCATTTGCTTCTTTATCATATGTATCACCACCACGAGATTTAGAATATTCTTCCCATATGTCTCTCTTGTCAAGTGTCATCATAGCAGTTGAAAAAATAATCCAATCAATAGAATTGGTAAAATATTTATCTGGTAACCCATCCAATATTTTTCTTAAATCATCATCACTGAAATCATAATTGTACGCTGTCAAATCTATTTGGTCTTGTTCATACGCTTTGATTGCAACATCTTCTTCACCATTTGTTTTTCTCTTTATTGGTTTAGATATTTGGCGTTTATTTCTCCACATGTTTTCTTTGAGGAACATTGCTAATTCAATTGGAATATTTTGAATTGGTTTATTATTGATAACCTTATAAAAACCTTTTTTTTCTTCAACTGGTTTTCCTTTTAATCTTCCATCATATTTTGCTTTATTGATTTGTGATCCCATTGAAACTACATATCCACCATCACTTCTGATATCAATACCTAATAAAGCATTGGAAGTTGTTTTGATAGAAGGATCATAATTAAAATATAAATGTAATCCACCTCTTGCAGTTTCAACCACTAAATGGTCTTTAAATATTTCTTTACATTTTTCAATGTCTCCGAATTGTTTAATGAAAATATTATCTTCTCTATTGAAGGCACACTTTAATTTACCTTGTTTATCGTACTTATCATAAAAGTCTAAATCAATAACAATAATATTATTTCTTTTACCACATGGAATACCTTTTGATTTTGGATCATCAAAGTTCATTAATTGTTCTATATTGTAATTTCTCCAAAAATGAGTATTTGGTTTTTTTTTAGACCATTCACTGGATGGTTCTTTCATATTTGGAATGAGATTGAATGTTTTGAAATATTTATCGCATACCATATTAGTATTGGAATTATTATTTTTTGAGCATTGAGATTTTTGAGAACTTGACATTTTTATTTATACTTAATAATATATAAAAATCAATTGAAATAACCGCGTTTGAGATTTTCTTAAAAAGGGAAAAAATAAAATTATTAATTATTTTCATAATGTATTTGCGTAATGAAAATAAATAAACTTAAAAAAACAGATTTTTAAATCTGCGGAAAAATTAAAAACTGCGAGAAAATTAAACTTTTAATCAAAACTTAAAATAATATTATTTTCTTCTTTTTTTGGTTCTTCAATAATTATACCTCTGGACTTTAATAATTCAACTTTCTCTGGGTATTTATCTTTGAAAACATCGATTTTATTGATTCTTTTATAATATGCATACATGGATCTTGAATTAACAAAATCTTTATCTTTCTTATATTTTTCTTTATTTTTATCTATATTTTGATAATAATGATTTAACGCTCTATCTTTATTTTTTTTACACCATTCATCGTCACACTTTAATTTTTCATGGTAATTTTTGTTCTCGCGTTCCCTTTTCTTTTTGTACTGTGTCATCACTTTTTTTATTTGTTCGTGTGTGTAATTGTTTTCCATTATCTATACTTAAACATATATAAAAATCTTCTGACCCAGACGCATTATATTTTTCAAAATCTTCTTCATCCATATTATGTATTTCTGGGCAATAATCTTCACAACTCATTTATACTTAAACATATATAAAAAATCTTTAAAAAAACCGCAATTTTAATATAAACCTTTTTGGCAATAACAATTATATAATGGATGCCAAAATGGTTTAAAATAAAAAAAGAAAAAAGAATATAATATTTGTTTTTGCCGTTTTGGTTTATACCTCAACAGAAACATTCCCTCCTTTCAAAATCAGCGTCTTAACATGTCGTGTAAATATCTTCCATAAAAGATTAACAGACGGAGCATCTACATTCGCTGTACCCCCTTGATACTGACAATTAAGACGAGCAGTTTTACCACGACCATCAAATACTGCGTCTTGTCCAATCGCTAATACACGACCAACAATAAAGTTCTTTGCATATTCTTCAAATGAATTAACTGGAATATCAAAAGATAAAAGTGCTTTTTCTAATTCCACCATATAATTTGCGTCTATACCACCACGCTTATCACTAACTTTTTTAGTAGAAATAGGACGCGACGGATACATCTTACCATCGAGGAAGAAGGAATAATTTGTGAGACCATTAGAGCATCCTTCAAGTCCAGTACGGTTACTTCTCATCTCAACATCAATTGTAGATGAAGAACCAGAATCTTTCTGTTGTAGATAAGTTCCAATTGCCCCAGTATTTTCAGCACAAGTATATATTTTACTATCTGTTCCTACGCATAAAACAGATTTTGCCTTTGAATATTCAATATTTAGCGGTATGGTACTTTGTACATCACTTGAAAGAGTGGAGTGTGTCTGAACTCCAACAGATGGAATATCAAAACGGATAACACCACCAGAAGATAATTTATTCATCTGTCCTTGCACATAGTTACCATCTGCCGTAATCTCATGAACAATTAATTCAACATTTGAAACCTCCACAGATGGTGACCATGAGGTAGCATCTTCAAGAGACATTGAATATAAGAAATATTTTCCAGTCGCTGGGTCAATTTCAGTCGCACTCTGTACCCCAACACCACGACCAATAGTTACTTTTAATTTACCATCTGCTTCGGTTTCAATCTTATCAATTACAGCACCATAAGCATCTTTGCCCTCTGAAAGAACAATTTTTGTAAATGTTCCATCTAAATTATCTTTTGCGATGCCAATTTTTTCTCCCAAAACAAAAGGACAATTTTGAGTACAATTGATATTATTATGGGTTTCCAAGAAAATAATGGTTTGTTCTTTTCCATTTCCCGCTTCCCATTTAGTATCTTTCGCACCAGCACCATTAAACATAGGATTCAATCTTAAACGACGCGTTAGACATACGCCGTCAAGTTGTCTTAAAAGATTTCTAATTGGTGCCATTACGAGTTCAATATAGATACCATTTGTAAGAGCATTTGGGAATACCTTACTATTTTCAGCGAACATACCAGAATGGAGAGGGAGTGTTAATTTTGCTGGGATGAAATCACTATCACTCCAATCATTAAGACCATTAGTACTATCAATAGTCGCGGTTCTCGCGGTTGAAGAACCAGAATTAACTGTCTTGAAGAATGGAGAATAAAGAAAATTGTTACCAACTGATTTAGTGGTTCCAATTGTTCCTCTGTTCGCTGGTGTCCAAGTACCACACCCTTCATCTAACGCTCTCTTCCTCTGTTCAACTTCTGATTTAGAATAATCATACTTAACAGAAACATAAGATGGATATTCTGTATTCTCCTCCAATAATGTTTCGCGATTTCCAGCGTAAATACGTACAGAGGAAAATAAACTGGAACCTCCAATCTGGGGATCTAACATAAGACGAGTTGCAAACGATCCTTTGGTGTTATCAATATCCGATTTAATCTGTGCGTTAAATTGTAGGTATGTATCCTTACCAGAGAAATATTTAACCGAAGGAGGAATGTAAATACCTATTGTCTGGTCTTGTGAAAAGTTTAAACCATTTTCCGCACTGATGCGAATATCTGATTGATCAAGTGAAACCTTATTGTCTGCTGTGAAGAACTCTGCCATTTTTATTTATATAATATATTTAAAATATATCATGGATAAAATCTTAAAAAGGGAATAAACCATTTTGGCAAAAACAAATTATTATATTAAAATATAAACCATTTTGGCATAATATATAATATTGTTATTGCCAAAAAGGTTTAACCCCATGTGATCCATTTATTTAAATCTCGTTCTTCCTTTCTCTTGACATACTCTAATATTTCTTTAACATCATTTTTTAATTCCTTCACAATAAGTGATATTTCTTTAACATCCTTATCCAATTTTATTAAAGATTGTCTATTAGTTTCAGTCGCTATCCTCTTCTGTTTTAATTCTTCTAAATATCTTCCTTGACTTATATAACTCATTTGAAGTATGTATATATAAAAATATTATATATGTTATATTTAAAATGGAACAACCAAGCGAATATGTTGATACTGAAATAATTGAATGCAATAACTTATCATCAGTACAGAGATTGGGTGGAAATAAAAATAGTAATAGTGTATTCACTAATCGTCTTGGTAAAAATCTTAATTTAAAAAGAGGTGATAAAATTACATTACAACAATGTTTTATAAATGAGAGAGGATGTGGTGTTCCAAATGCTGTTGAATTAGAAGGTAATAATTTAAATACAAAAAAGACATATTATTATACAGACATTAAAAGTTATGGTTCTGTTTCATATGCCGATATGAATAAAATGGATCTTGCTGAATACCAGACCGCAACACTCACACCAAAAATAAAAGAATTAAAAGATAATGAATTAAATATTGAAATGAACTTTTATACCAATACAAATGGAGAGGGATATTATTTTTTACCAAGAAGGTTTGCCACTAATGGTGTAGCAAGATACACACTGAAATCTGGTGAAGCAGAAAATCAATTTTTAAGAAATCAAGTCAATAATACTCATGAATATTGGACTGGAAATGACACAACTGATTCTGGTAGAGTATTTTATGAGAGAGGTAGTGAGCATCTTGCCGATTTATATTCTGTGTGTTTAAATGATATGTTACTATATACAGATACATCCACCGCTGGTAAGTACGGATACTTCAAACCATTAAGTGATGGTGGTAGATTAACCATTATGGTTAGAGACCAATGGATACAGAATTACACATTTAATGCTGATGCTAAAAAATATTGGGATGATTTACCAGCGGTAAGAGATCCAGCAATGGGAAAATATCATATATATCAAGACTTGTTAGAGATTGAAATACCTACTGGTTACAATTCACCACAGAATATAGCGGAATTGGTAACAGAAAAATTACAAGAAGCACGACCACCAGAACCATATTATCTTGATGATAAAGGAAATCCAGTATCAAATCAAGAATGGGTTACATTATATTCAACAAAATCATATAAACCTTTTAATTGTGCGAGTTTTGCATGTAATGTAGCAACAAACTTTTCACAATATCAAGATAATACATCTCATACAATAGATGCTATGAATTATGATGCGTCATATCAATATATAGGAGTAAAGAGACCAGATCTATTTACATTAGGAAGATTAATTGATTTGGATGTTGATGGGAACCAAGAGGCAAATTATATAAAGAATGATATTGATAGTACCGTAGCAAATGGAAGAGAAAGTAAAATTGTAACAAGTTATGAATATACAGAACCTAATTTACAGAAATTAAGTAAATTGTTTATTGCACAAGGACAATACCCAGAATTATTTAATGGTAATGATATTTTCTTTGGTGTCCGTGGATCACCAGATGTGGAGTTTGCCAATTCAAGATTTTTACATATCAATCGTTATGATGATGCGACTGGTAATATAGAAACTAAATTGGGATATGACAATTATGTAGATAAAGGAGCGAACAGAAACTCAATGCCTTTGTTTTTCTTTTATGATAAAACCTATGAAGGTAAGAGTACAGAAGGAACTTCAACCGCAAGATTATCATATGGTTTCGCAACAAAGACATTACTGCCAGATAATAAATATTATATTACATTACATCCAGAATTATTCAATGGTGGTATAAGACCATATGTTTTTCAATTCCAACCAGCAATCACAAAGGATACAAGACAGATTGGATGGGATTGGCATTTCAACGCATATTCAACAATAGCAGTTCAGTTGTGGTCTGGATATACAAACTTCACATATGATGATTCATATAATTTTGGTATTGCTGATCGTGTTAATAGTGCTGGGAAAAATGTTTTTAGATATAACAATCCAAATAATACTGGGGAACTAATATCAAAAGTATATCTTGGAGCAAATAATGCATCTTTGATATATGATGCAAATGGACATTTTGCTTTTAGTTCGTTGCATACTGCGGAGAATGTAGGACAATCTTATAATGCTGGTTCAAATAAAACAACAAATCCTATATTGGAAAATGCTGGGGATGAATGTTATAAGATAAATAAAAAATTAGAATTATGGTCTTGGACACCAGAGATGAGACCATATAGTTTTGATAGTGATGCTTATGGTGTGGTTACTGGTGCTTTGACTCTTGGTGACACCGAGCAGATATGGTTTGATGATTATGATACAGCAGAAGGCAGACCTCATTGGACAATGTCAGAGATTGGTGGTCATAATAATACTACTGGTAAAGTTGGTTGGGGTGCTATAAAATATGAACCTAATAATCCAGCATTAAGTGTGTATGATATTATAGATTGTGATTGTGGAATAATATTAAACTTGGGAGATACTTATACAGAAGATACATTTGGTGATGGATTACTTGGGATCATGGGATTTTCATACGAACAATTTAATCCAACCAACATCGATAGTACCAATAATATTATAACTCGTATAACAACAGAGAATGAGAATAAATTAAAATATGTTACCACAAACTCACAACTGGTAGAAACAGAAACCAAAAACTTTGTTGTGAATACATTTGGTGCTGTGCAATATACAAATCAAGTTCCATCTCCTATGATGTATGAAGGATGGATTAATCAAACGAAAGGAAATAAAAAAGATGGTGCGTCACCACCAGTAAATGAGGGAACTGGTGAAGCGTTGAGGGTTAGTGCGTACTCATTATTCCCAGTGATAGTGGAACAGACTACATCTATTACAATTAAAGCAACAAGGTTACCAAGAAGAATGATAAGACCTTATTATTGTATAAGGAGTGATTTATTATTATCAGCATCTAATTCTTTCATAGGTGGTAGGGATGGTAATGCTGTCCTCCCTATAATTGGTTTAGTTAATAAGGAGAATGGATTTGGAGACTACTTTTTCTCTGGTGAGACTGGTACTCAATTCACAATCACAAAAGATAATTCAGTTTGCGAAATTACTACGAGCATAACAAACCCAGATCAGTCATTAGCAAATGTGGATGATGGTTGCTGTATAGTTTATAAGATAGAACGAAATAGAATATTAGATAATTCAATAATTCAAGAATTAATACAAGCATCACAGACCAAATCTAAATAAATGTCACTATTATCATGTTAAAATGCCTATAAATCTAATATAATGCCTATATTTCATTAGTTTTGTGTCATTTATACCCTTATTACGATATAAAATTATAATTTTATTAACCACAGAGGCATAATATTAGATTTATACCCTATTTTAGACCATATTATGACATAATAATAGATTTATACCCTATTTCTATGTTTTTAAATGGATTTATTATCTTAAATATTAATATATATGTTACATTATAATAAACTATTAATGATTGGACACCTACCCATCCCAGATGACATCTCACATAAAATAAAAATGGAATATAAGTATTCACACCTACAAAAAAAATATGACAATGATAAAATAAAACTTATCCAACATCTGAATTACTACATATTTTTAAATTATAAAATAAATAATAAACATAAACGAGAGGATAGTATTTTAAAAACAATTAAGTTCTTTGGTTAAACCATTTTGGCAATAACAAATATTTATATT